CTCTGATTGAAGTTCTAAGTTAACTTCTGGAATATCAATGTCTGTACCATTATCAACACCAGTATTAGTACCTGATCCTTTAAATGGATTAGTATCTTCGAAGTCACCTCTAGTAATATCAGTAGGTTGTTTGCTATAAGAAACAGTATAGTTAGTTGTTCCAGACAAACCAGATCCTGATACTACGAAGTCAATGTTTCCACCATTCAATTTAGTGAATGCAGGGTAAGTAGCTACAATAGCCGAACCTGAAGTCAATACGAATGATCTAACAGCTAATGGATCAAATCCTGCTAATGATGCAGTTTCAACGCTAACTACTGCAAAATCAGTACCCCAAGTTGAAAGGTTAGTCAATGCAGAATCAAAGTTAACAGATCCGCTTCCTGCTGAACCTGTAGTTGCAGCTGCGTTAGTTACAGTGATGTCATTGATTGAATATCCAAATCGACCTGCTCCGTAAAGACCTCCTGATGGATCGCCTGATGTGTTAGTAACACCAAACATAGAGTCATCAGCCTCTGGAGATCCGAATGGATGTCCGTTTGCAGATACTGGATCAGCGTTGTCATCATCAAATCCTGGCTGTGCTGTACCGTATTTGAAATCTAGGTAAAAAATTAGTCCTGATGGCAAGTTCATTGGTTGAACTGAAACGAATTCTTTAGCTGCAAATTCAGCAAAGATTCTTCTTACCAATGGAAGAGCAACTCCTGCCCACTCTTCAGATCCTTCTGCTGTTCCTGTTGCAGAAGCTTCTTTTACAAGTTGTCTTGCTTGGTTTTCAAGCAATTGCGACATACCCGCTTTTTCTGTCTCATTTCTAAGACCTTCTAATAGTCCGGTTCTTTCCCATTTGTTTACCAATGCTTTTGCAGCATTTCTTTGAGAAGAGTCGGGACTTTGTAATAATGAATTTAAACTCATCGTTTATTCTCCTTTTCTTGTTTTTTTAAAAATTTTACAATAATCCTGCTAATTTTTTCCATCTATTAGCATATTCAAATCCTTCGTTAAGGACTTGTGTTGTTTGTTGTGATGGAGCAGTTGTTCTAACAGGTCTAGATGCATATGATTTAGATTCTTTAACTACTTTCTTTTTACCCATTGCTGGTTTTTTGAAAGATTCTGCCAAAGTACTAAATACTAGTTTAGCTTCTCTAGTTGTTGCTGCTCTATCAAAGTTCTCAATAACTTTCATTTTTTGTGACTCGTTAAGTTCAAAGTTACGGAACAATTTGTTTGTGTAAAGCAATTTAGCGTTTAGAAGGTTAACTTCGTTGATAACTGATTTAAGATGACGTACCGTGCGATAAGCTTCTTCCAATTCTGCTTTCATTTCTTCATCAGCTTCCATTCCTTCATTCTTTTCACACCCACATGATTCCATCATTTTGTTACATTTAGGACATGTTTCTCCGTCTTCTTCTGCAAGAATAGCTTCAATCAATGAATCAATGTCTTCGTTAACGTCTTCAACATCTGCTTCAACATCGTCAGGACCCATTGATACGTCTTCTTCGTCTAACATTTCTGCAGACTCCTCTTCTTCATACATACCTTCTTCTAACTCACGAATGATTTCTGCTAAATCTAAATCATCTTCTTCTGCAGCTGGTTCTTCAAGTGCTGCCATTTCTTCTTCGCCTGCTCCCATGTCCATGTCTGCCATGTCTTCTTCTTCACCTGCTTGAGGCAAATCACCTTCATAGTCATACTCTCCATCATTGTCAAGATCGATTCCTACTCCGATTGAATCTGGCATATCCATATCCATTTCGCCAGCACCCATTGTCATGTCATCCATTGCTGGTTCTGCCATACCATCTTCACCTGCTGCCACGTCCATGTCTTCCATATCCGCATCTTCCAATTCTTCAGAAAGTTTGTTAGCCAACATGCTTTGAATTCTTGGAGCAAATGCTTCTTGTAACGCTAGCTTTGCGTTTGCTAATGCAGTTTCTTTAACGGCTTTAGCATCTGCGATTGCTTCTTTTAGCAAATCTGATTTTGCCATAGTTTTTTCTCCTTAAATTTTGTTTTGGAAATAAGATTATTTGAAATCTTAATAGAATTATTTATTTATTAGACACTATATAAT